AAAGAAACTTGAAGCTGAACGTGAAGGTGTCAAGAGCGAGTCGTATCAAAAGACTGTTCGCGGATTCTTACTTGAAGATAACGACAAGAAGGAAACTTCCGAAAAACAGAGCGGTATCGAAAAGGAAATAGAATCGCAGAAGAAAGAACTCGAAAAACTGAAGAACGGCAAGGATAAACAGATTAGGCTTAACCTTGACACGTATTTCGCGTTGCTGGACGGATACGGAGAGGCGATAAGTCACGAATCTCAGATTGCGGATATATACGAATTCATTTCCAAGATGTTCGACGCTGACGAAGCTAAGGAACAGTATGCGAAGCTGGTTAACGGCAGTAACAACGAAGAAGAAGATTCCGAATCCATGAACGATTCGTTTAAAATCCATATAGGCGGTAAGCTCATGACGGAAGCCGATGAGTATTCTGCCGACGACGATACTGACGATAAGCCGGAAGATGCGACGGAAGCAAAAAGTGAAGAACAGGGTGAATCCGATAACGGTAAACCCGGTAACCTGGATTGGATAAAGACCGGCGCGGGCAGCAAGCTCATCAACCTTTACAAGATTTTCAGCGAAAACCCGCAAAAGGTCAGGCCTGATATTTCCATGGTCAAGAGTATGGCTAAGGAAAAGAAACAAGGCGATATTCAGAAAAAGTTTACCGAAATAACGCATAATCTCAGTAATACATTACAGAATATACAGATTAACCCCATTACTGACGGGTTGATCGCTTTCGATTATGCCTTCGGCGAAAACGCCGACGAAGGCAAACTGGGTACACTGGCGCGTGCATTCAAGCTCGAGGGATTTAAATCCGATAACAAGGATAAGAAGAAAGAGGAGAAAGAATCTGACAGTATGTCGGCTGATACGTTGGCGGAAAAACGCGACGAACTTCTTAAGCTGATAGATAACAACAGCGCCATAATGAAGGAAGTCAAGTCGCTTAACGATTTCGCCAGATCCGCGGAAAACGATTCTTGGCTTGAAAAATATTCCGACAGGATTAAGGCTGCTGAAAATTACGAAAAAGCTATTTGGGACAAGTGTCTCGAAATATATGACGGTAAAGACGAATCTACCAAGAAAGGTCATGACTGGCTTCTGAAGAAGCGCGAAGCTGCTGAGAACCAGGTATACCTGAACAAGCTGTGGTTGACCCTGTCTACCGCGAAATATATCTACCTGCAGATTAAGGACGTGGGTAAGAAGAACGAATCCGTATTTGACGATTCGGATTATACCCTACTTACGGAAAGCATTATTTTCGAAGACTCGGATAACGGTAACCGTAAGAGGCACAGTGTCGAAATGGCGATGAATATCTATAACGACAACCTCGCCAAGATTGACTTTTCAAAGATTCTCGACCCGGATCTCGGTAGCGCCAAATACGATATTATGAAGGCCGAGGAGTTCAATAATGCGGAAAAGCATATAGCCGAAACTAATATCGGTACCAAGGCTGGCGATAGTAACTTGCCGAAAACTGTATTGAAAGAAATTATCGGCGACCCGCAGGACAAGGACAATAAGGTATACCGTACGCTCAAGAACTGTCAGAAACTTATGGACTATATCGTATACGGGCCGAAGTCAAAGGGACTTGCCGGTGACGACCGCGATATTTACCTGCTCGTCGGCTGTATGATCGGGTTCTGTAAGTCCCTCAAGAAGTTCAAGGGTGACGATACCGATTACAGGCCGCAGGGTATAAACAAGTCGGATATGACGGACCAGGGCGAACAGACTACCGCGGGTACCGAATCTGAAGCATGTATCCCAAATTATTCGAAAGACAGTCTGATTAACGAAATATATAAATATATAAAAGGATAACAACATGTTACAGGAAGATTTTGAAAAACTGGTTGAAAATATAGCGTCCATGGACAAGGACTATAAGATTGTGGTCGAAGACGTTGATGTCGGCGAAACCGAGAGCCAGCCCGTACAGAAGGATGTACGTACTGAAATTCGCGAAGCGATTAAGCCGCAGGTCGATATTGTCGCGTCCCTGATTACAACTATCAAGGATGCTTTCGAAGACAACCTTGACCAGACCAAAAGGATGAATGACGCGATTGACCAGAATCAGTCGTGGGAACAGACGATTCGCGGCGCTTGCGAGCAGGTTATCAAGACCGTTGAAGCAAAAGACGGCTCTGTCGACAGGCCTGAATCCATTACGCAGAACAGCAGCAAATGCTCGCCCAAGGCATTCAATAAGTTCATAAAGAACTATACTTCGAGAGATTACGGCGTATTGCAGCTTGCACAGGCGATTATGGTATTCTATAATTCGTTGGCTTAATAAATTGCCTGTTTTATAAAATAAAAGGATGACATTCTGTCATCCTTTTATTTTTTAGATTCTACGAATTTTATATAATCGGCCCATTTTTTCAGCAGAAATTCTTTCTGCTCGTTATTCAGGATGTCGATATATCTCTTGGCTTCGCGGTTAGTCAGCTTATATTCCTTCTTTACGGCTGTCATGAGATTATTATCGGTTTTACCGGCCTTGTAAGCGTCGTAGTTGAAATAATGTTTCGTCTTCTTCACCCACGTATACAATATCGTATAATGCTGTTGATCTGTCAGTTTCTGTATGGACAGTTCATTCGCAAGCGGGATAAGATATTCATAACTGCTGATAAACCTGTTTATCATGAACTGGCTATAGTTTTTCTGACAGGTTTCGGGCAGGTCTTCCCACTTGTACTGCTTCGTACATATAAAATTCAATATATCGAATAACGGATTTGTTTTTCGTTCTGCCATAGTCAAAAGATAACAATATTTTTAAAGGTTATTCGTAAAATTTACTTAATCTGGAAATAGGCCATTCGCCATGGACTTTCTTATCCCATTTCTGGAAAAATACCTTGCGCAGCTGGTCGAAATTTTTCGGCGGCCGGCCTTCGCTGTAATGCTTCACGCCGATATCGATGGTTGAAACCTTATATCCGCGTTCCAGCAACTGGAGGCAGATATCGGTATCGTAGAAATGGTAATCCTTGAGGTTCTCGTCAAAACGTAGGCCTTCTTCGAATACATGCTTAGGGAAAAACATGCAGCACCCGTCTATTGTAGCTAGGTGGTCATATACTCCGGGATGATCCGCCATTGGATATTCCGTAAGCGTACCTTCCTCTGTAAGACCACCTTGTATAATGGCACCTTCGGCATATGTCTGCCGTCCACCGGCTTTAGGTACACCGTTCCACCACGTACAGTTTCTGTCGAGCGCTATCGTACCGATAAGTCCGCATACGCCTATACGAGTATTCTCGAATTTTTTTGTGAGCTTATAATTGACGATATCGTACGGCATACGGATATATGAATCCTTATGCCTAAAACAAATAATAGGATCTTCCTGCTTTAATACTATGTTTTCTATAGCGTAATTGTATTTCGTCGCGATACTGTTCGCTACTGTATTGTCGATATAAAAACGCTTGTCGGTATCGACATCGATATCTTCGAGGCGTTGTGCAACAGGAATTATTTCAATCATTGTTTAACCCAGTATATCGCTGATATTCCGTATTTCGAGTTTCATGGCTTCGCCTTTGATCGCGGTAGCATCAATGACGAGCTTCGTTGAAAGGTTCGAAAATATGTTCGACTTGCCATCCTTAAACAGGACTATCTTCGCAAACGGCATCTGACCTTCAAAAAGATGTTCCTGCGATTCGAGCGGCAGATCCGGCGCGACGGAATCGACATCAATCGGCAATTCGTTATACTTTATGCTGACCGACATGATTTTCTTGCGGGTATCCGCATCTACCGTATTCGTAAACATATAAAATGCCAAATTGCATTTTGTCTGTTCTTTCTTAAGTCTTTCCTGAATTTCATCAGCAGTAAGCGGTTTATCGCCGAATTTATTCAAGTCGGAAATAATAGGTTCTAACTGCTTATCGAATAACTGACCCGCCTTGACATATTTCAGCTTGTTATCCTTGAAACATGCCGTAAGCGGTAAAACCGAACGTTCAAGTATTTCTTCAAGCGCGTTTTTCTCATGTTCGGTTGCTACTTCGACAAAATACAAATTGGCGTTATTGATATAAGAAATGGATTCTTTATAATCTTCACAAATATGACAGGCATCGTCGGTAAACACATAGATACCGTGCCTGTAGCCCGTCAAGAAAGATTCAAAAGATAATTTCTGAGAGTCGAACATATTTTCGTATTTATATTAGACTACAATCTTCGGTTCGCTGAATTCGGTATGATACGCGGCGACGTACTTCTTGCCGGTTTCGGTATCAGTTTCCTTACGTTTCACATAAAGGGCCAGGGCCTTGATCATATCCTTGTCAGGATCGCAATTCAACGTAAAGACATATTCGGTAGTCCAGATTCCGTCCTTGCCTTCCTTACGGGTAAGGAGGATATTCACGAGCTTGGCTTCGAGTTCCAGCTCGCTGAACTGCAAGTCGTAGGTCAGGTTATAGTTCAATACCGGAATATTGAGCTTGTCCCATGCGTCACGTGTAGCGTTAGGATCGATAGCGCCGTTGAAGTCGATATCGTTCTTGAATTGTTGCGTAATCGTACGGACACTGCTGCTTTCTACGGCCTTGAGCTGTAGCTGCCAGTATACGTCTTCACCCTTACGGATAAGCTTAAAATTGGTCAATGTACTGTCGAATGAAACTGCACGCATAATATTACTCCTTAAAATTTTATACAAATATAGCTAAAATGTATATAATGAAAAAACCTAAAAAATTAATTTTAGGTTTTCTCGTTTTTTAAATGATATTCTGTTCTTTCGTATCAAACAGCATCAACATCTCGTTTATATGCTGGTCGGATTCAAGCCATAACGCGTTATTGTTGGCAAAATCGTATTGCCATTCCAATATTTCGTTATATTTGTCTTTCTTCGTAAGCGGCCAGAAAATATTGTCGATTTCCTCTACAGTCGATTTTTCCGTAAACTTGCACTGGTTGTTGATTTCGCGGTACGGGCTGTCATCGTTCGTACTGAACACATTACCCAGGAATACGCAACCGGTAGCGCACGCTTCGGTAAACCTCAGCGAAGACTTCGCCTTATTGAACGGGTTGTCTATAATAGAAGCTATACTGAAGTCCGCGTGGACTTCCATGAATTTTCTCGGGAACGTATGGGAGTCTGCCCACGGGATAAATTGGATTTTTTCCTTTATTTCTTCCCAGAAGAACGGCAGTGCGCCCATGACGTAAAAGTCAATCTTGTCTTCCTTGACATTCTTTATCACCCATTCGCAGAGACCTGTATTCCAGTCGCCCCTGTCACCCGGCTGTCCGGGATGACCGTTGGGGAAACTCGGGTGCTGTCCCGGGGCGAGCTTCGGGATAGGCTGCTTGTAATGGGTAGGCGATCCGGAATAAATCACGCGCGGCTTCACGAGATCCGCCTTGATACGTTCCTTGCGCGGGAAACTCCAGAGGAATCTCGGGACCACGTTCTTGATGACCACGACATTGCCCGCGTTATATACCTTCTCGAACATCTTCTTGAGGTACGGCGTAGAGACGCTTATCACGTCGAGCAACGGGATTATCTTGCGCATGCCGTTCATGATCATGTCCATGTTCTTATGGACGTTGTCATGGGCCGGATTATACGACGGTACGCCGTCTTCTTCCTTGTTGTCGATTTCGCCGGTTATGAACGTAAGGTCGTCATATTCGGCGGCGAGCTTGTAACCGTATTTCGGCTGGAGTTCCTTGTACCGTTTGATAATATCGTAATCGTTCATGCTTTCAGGACGCTGAAACAGGATAGTCTTCGTACCGGCGAGCAGGTTAGGGTCGAACGTTATTCGTGGCAGGAGCACGGGAATGACGCCCATGTCGTGCCCGTTGATATATTCCGTATTGTATCTCAGTCTTACATGGCTACATCCGGAAGTATCCTTCGGATATATGATAACCATTTCTTTGCCGTTGATATTTTTCGAATTCGCGTTAAGCATAGAATACTTCTTATTCCTCGCCGTACATATTATCTATCGTGTTGAGATTCTCATAGAATTCCAGGCCGCTTATTTCCTTATCGTTATGCTCGTTCATCTCGTTAAGGTAAAGGTTTATGGCGTTCGTAATAAGCTGCGTCACGAACGCGAAAGCGCTGGAATTACGTGTCTCGTCATACCGGTTTATATACATGAAAAGCGTCATCATGCATTCTTGACGGATATCTGCAACATCTTCGTACGCCGGGGTCTGTATAAGCTTGAACGAAATGATACGTCCGTTGATGACCTTCAGGAACGCCTCGCATATTTCGGCTTTAAGCGCGTCGAACTCGATATTGAACTTGCGGCGCTCGTCGTCGGTAAATTCGGCGTACTTGTTATGGAGCGCGGCGATTTCCTGGCGCTTGCGCTGGATAAAGCTCTTTGCGAGAATATACTTGTCTTCCTCGATAGTGCCTTTCGTCTTCTTGTTTTCCAGCTTACGCTCGTAGGCGTTACACCATTCGCCGGTATCGTTGATATTCATTTTATTGAACTTGATTATAAGTTCCCTCAGATACTTGTTTGATATGTATCCTTCATCGTTTTTATCCTGTTTCATGTTAAACCTTTTTAATAAATAGAAATCCAATATTAAATATAGAATAATTTCGTAAATAAAAATTTACAAAATTATTTTTCCGGATTTTCTTTATCAGAAGTGGGGCACTGAAGGTACGCCGGACATGTGCGGCATGCTGCTGGCCTGGGACTTGGCCTTGTCCATTTCCTTCTTGTTGTACTCGTTCTCTTCCTTGATCATCTTCTTTATGATTTCGTTCTCGATTTCGACCTCGATCCACGACCATTCGTTCGTAATCTGGAGATTGGAATACTTGCAAATCTTCGTGATGGTCTCAAGGATTTCCATTATGTTGACCGGGGAGAACAGGTTATTGTCGTTTATCTCAATCTTTACAGGGTAGGCCTTGTGGCACTGCGGACAGGATACGACGATATCGGTAATCACGCCGCACGAATTCCGTTCTACGGCTTCCTTGAACGTTATGTAGTCCATGGCCGACATCTCCTCCATGTACCTGCGTTTATCCTCGAAACTCCCCATGCCGTTATCGAGGTACAGC